GTCTCGTGGGCTCGGAGATGTGTATAAGAGACAGCGCCAGGGACAGCTATGATCCTCTTGAGGACTGGCAAGAAGCCAAAGTCAATGTCATATCTCCAAGATTGTGGATAGGTGACATAGACAAACTTCCTTGCAGGTCTCTGTCTGTCTGTCACTGGAAGACCGTTGGTCTCTTGGACAACGTTGGTCTCTTTGGTTGGTGATGCTAAATGAATAGTTGCCATGATTGCCTCCTACAGCAAAGTGAGAGACGGCAAGCTCCCAAGCGAACGCCCAGTAGCTCACCGCCCCTCGAGTGGATTATCCGATTATCCGAGAGATACGATTTCAACGCCACGGCTATCGTTGGCGATAGCTGTAGCAATGTAAGCGTGAACAACTGCGGAACTCATACCAGACAGAGCTGAACGGTCAAGCTCAACAACCAACTCTGGTGTGTTCACTATCATGTTAGCCGCTGGGATGTGTCCCTGCATTTGGGCCACGTTGCCAAGCTGATAAGCAATGGCGTTCTGGCTCATCATCGCGCCAGATACAACAGCTGCCGCTGTCACAACGCTTGAGGTTTGCCAGAGATCGATCCCGTTCCAGCTTCCTTGCCAGCCATTTCCTTTTCCTGTCAACTGCTCTTGAGAAGGCATGTTGTAAGCCATTAGGTTCTGCTGACCTCTCAGGTCGTCCTTAAACTCATTCATTTGTTTTGGACTTAATACACAGGCATAAGGGCCTGAGTTGTTAGCCAAGTTCAAAGCGAATGAAGCGTCCATGACATCATCAACAGTTAGAACTGTTGCCGCGTTTCCTTCCTGTGCTGTGAAGCTTGAGAAGGTTGCCGCCATCTGCTCTGTCAAAGTCAACTCAAGACCTTGGATCAAGTTAGCAACTATGCGTTGCATGTTGATCGGTGAGCCTGACACACCAACAAGATCAGTGATCTGGTAGGCGCGACTGTACTTTGCAAGAATCAATTCGAACTCACTAGTGCTATAAGCCGCTGGTGTTACAGCTGTTGTCTCGCCTGGAGCTGTGAAAGCCGCTGGAGCCGCATCAATGGTGACCTCTGAGGTTGTTGAACCAAACCCAGGAGGAACCTGAAGAGCGATAGAGCGGAGTGATGTGGGGTCGTAGAGTGCTTCGGTGACGAGTCCAGAGAGGATCTCTGAGACCATACCGCCGCCCAGAAGCGTGGTTGTTGTAATAGTCATTATTCTATCCTTGAATCAGCTCATTGAGCTGGTTGATGTATTATTATTATCAAGGGATTAGATACAACTCTGACGCGGCTGGACACGATACCCCTCTCTCTATTGATACCCCATCGAGTGACAGGCTGTCAAGATATGATCCCTTGAGCCTTCAGTTGTGCAATCATGATGTCTCTGTGAGCGCCCAGCTTGCCGCCGCTCTTTGCCCTCTCTCTCCTGATGTCCTCAACCGTCCATTCTCTGGACTGATGAGCCACAGGCTGAGTTGTCCCAGCATCTGGGTTGCCTGTAAAGGTTGCCGCTGGTGGAGTGATAGTTCCAGCCAATGGCGCTGGCTCTGTTGGTGGAGCCATCCTGTCAAAGTGGACAGCATACAATGGATCAGCCTTTGAAGACTCGAGCCAAGCATCAAAGGTTGGAGCGTTGGCCCCTGCCTCAGATGCCGCCGCTTGATATTCTCGCCTGAAGAACCGACGGACACTCTCAGCCTTGAAGCCAAGACCCATGAGGTGAAGCTCTTGAGAGTTGGTGGTCTGTGTCTGTGTCAGAGAACTCTGAGCTTGTTGAAGCTGACTCTCTAACTCTGCCACTCTGGAGAGCGCTTGGTCTCTTGTCGAGAACGCCTCCTGTCTCTTTGAGATCTCCTCATTGAGTCTGGCTCGAGGGATTGACCCATTTGTCTGGGCTGGTTTAGCCTCAGCTGCGAAGTTTGGCGCCGCCGCTGGTGTTGTTGTTGGTGTTGTTTCGTCTGACATAATAGCCTCCTACAGCTTTAGTTTATTCTTGTTCGTCTGTCTCTTTGCTTAGATCTTGGAGAGCTTGTTCTAACTCTCTGACCTTGAGGATCCTTCTGATCCCTTCCTCATCTGTCTCAATCTCTGGATAGAGTTCTCTGATGGCGTCCAACTGACTGATGACACCAAGATCTAACCGCTTAGAGATAGAGTCTGAGAGGCTTGCTTGTTCCTCTGGCGTTGGCTTCATTGACCGATAGTTGATGGAGTAAGCCCTTGGATCTTCTGGAAGTCCAGCCTGTCCATAGAAGTTGGCCAGCTTTGCCGCCGTTGCCAACAAGAGCTGGTCACTGATTCTCAGGCTTGGAGCGATCAAGCGTTGTGCTCTGCGTTGTCCTGCCCTTGATACAACAATCGAATAGCCAGATTGAGCGCCAGTGACTTGGAGGTCTGATGGGTTGAGTCCAGCATAGACAGCCAGACCTTGCTCATAGACCTTGAGAGCCTCGATCCCAGCGAGTGGATCCATGGCTGAAGCGAACTGACCCAGCGTTCCTCCCCCTGGGCCTTTGGATTGGAACTTGAGAATAGACTTCCTGTCTACTGGAACAACGTCCACCGCCGATCCTGCTATGGTTCTAGTGTGTCCAGCCTGTGTCTCAAGGTCTACAACGTAGCGCTGAGGATATGCCGCGTTAGTGTAGCCATCGCCCCAATGAGTGAACAGAGCCGCCAGCCTGAGCGCACCAGCCGAGATCTCAGATCCGCTTGTCCAATGCCAGAGCCTTGATGAGACCTTGGAGTGATACATGATATATGGAAGGATTGGAGAACCCTCTGTGTCCCTGTAGGGATAATCACCAGCCAGCTCTGGAGCATAGTGAGAGGTCTTGTCTACACGGTCTCCCTTGTCTATCACCTCAATCTTGAATACTGGATTGGCCTTATCTCTGACATCCCAGATCTCCCAAGTGGGCTGGCCGTCTCTGTATCTCAACTCCTCAACGCGTCCAGGCATGTCAGGTTGACCAGTGAGAGACTCAACCACTACATGATCTGGAGTGACAACGCGATAGCTGACCTCCTTGTCTCCAAGCCAATGGCGATAGTCTAGCCTCACAAGACACTCATTCATTGCAAGGGTAAAGAGGCTTGTCTGTTGCTGTTGAGCCCAGAGCTTTGGCGTCACAATAGGAGCCAGATCAACCTCCTCCTCTGTCCTGACTTCTGGTGGCTCGAGATAGGCCACGTTGAGCTGTTGCCATATCATCAAGAATGGATTGCGTGAGAGGTCTGGGTTGATCTCAAGATCAGCCGCCACCTCTTTGGAGAACATCGCCTCTATCTCTTTCCTTACATCATCAGCGTGTGCGCCAGTGAGAAGCCTGTGTCTCAAGGACTGCTCTTTCCATCGGGCCTGATCCTTCTTATCCTCTGGCAACACTGGCATATTGAACATTCTATCTCCCCTTATCCAATCAAGAACTTACTAACATTACTGATACTATCACCAAGATATACTTCTGAGATATAACTAACAGCATCGTATGGATGTTTATAATCACTATTCTCTCCACGCCAGTGGCGCAAAGAACCAATGAGCTTGGTGCAATCCTCATGGACTCTGAACTTGCCTTCAATGCAAGCACTAGACAACATCCGCGCTCGAGCCTTGATTGACCCACCGCCCTTCCAAGGGACAGTGATTGGGAACGGTGGACGGCGCCTGTCTAGCACCTTAGCAAAACCACGCTCTAACAGCTCATTGACTGAGAACCCAAGGCCCAGACGACCAGCCGAGTTGGAATCTCCTCTGGCCTCGTCTATCTGGTCAAGGGTTACGCCCCATGACCTCACCATCTTGGTGATCTCAATGGCTTCTTGGTGTGGCGTGTTGCGCTCTGTGCTGACGTATTCAGCCAAGACCCATAGCCGCTCTCCATCATATGCCACCAGATAACAGACAGAGTTCCCTGGCTTCTCTCCATGATCCCAGCCAAGACCAATCTTCTCAATGTTCTCAGGAGGCTCTGAGAATACGTTCTCTTCTCCAAAGGATATCCACCGCTCTGAGGTGATGCCCTCCCAAGCTCCCTCCACTCTCTGCTTGTATTCCCATGGGCCATAAGCTCTGATCTGTCTGTCAATAGACTCTGGATCTCTGTGTGGACAGTTCGCAGCTGAGAGCGTGATGGTCTGAACATCCCAATCCTCTTTGGCTGGTGCGCCAGTGTCTGGGTCTCCACATGTCCACTCTCTGAGCCAACCAACAGGACGCCCAATGGGAGTGAAGGCCATAAAGACAGGAGCCGAGAGAACAGATGTTCTTGATCTAGCCTCTCCAAAGTGTGCCTGTTTCGGTGCCTCATCTATCGCCAGCCATGAGATAGTCGAACCAGACAGAGAGATCACTGATTGCTCTGAACCCTTGCCGACTATGAGAGAGCCAGATCTCAGCTTGACCATCATGGAGCCTCTGTATCTGTAGCCCCTTGCACTGTCCCAAGTACAGTCTGGATGGAGAACCCCTGGCGGCTCAATCTCCCTCATCTTGGTTGAGATGTTGGCCCAGCCTGACTTGAGGTCAGCACAAAGAACCCAGCCCAGATTGTCCTCTCCAGCCTCTGGGACTTCTCTGAATGGGTGAGAGCCTGTGGCGTGGAACCATATCTCCCCAGCCAATAAGCGCGACTTCCCAATCTGATTGCCGCCCAAAACCAACCTGAGATTGTGCTGGCTCTGGTGAAACGCCTTCTGTCCAGGAGACATCCCGCCCTCACCAGCCTCTCCCTCTGTATACAAGACAAGAGGGTTGTCTCTCCTGTAGGTGTTGAAGGTGCTGAGAGCTTGGAGGTCAAACACTATTTGGCGCTCCTATTCAGAGCCGCCAGAATCATCTCCTCTGGAAGCTGAGACACCTGTGAGATGATAGTCTCCCGCCCTTCCTCAGTGGATGGATCAACCAGCCTCTCCTCAACATCAGAGGTCTCAACCAAGACCATTGGCTTGTCCCTCCTGTAGTCATGGCGCCGCTCGAGCAACCAAGCCGCCGCTGTCCAAGTCCCAGCCTGAGCCGCCCTCTTGATACTTGCCAAGGCATGTGCCGCGCTGTGAGCCTCTGCCCTTTTAAGCTCTTCAAAGAATTCAACAAAGTCCTCGCGCCCAGATGCCGCCTTCTCCTTCCACTGATGGAAACACTGAGCTGTGATCCCAGAGTATTGACAAGCCAGCTTCTGAGTCATCCCGATCTTGTAGCCTTCAATCAACTTGGCTCTGGTGTCATCGTTCCATTTAGTC